TGAGGGTTGAGCAGGATAGCGTCAGGGTTGGGCAGCTTGCGGAAGATACGTACAAACCCTACGAACTCAGCAGCAGCACCCTCACCGACAGCACCTTTGAAGCACTCGAACTCAGCCTCGGCAGGCACGGTGCCCAGCACATCGGACACACCGTCCACCCATGCTCTGGGAGTTGCGTTCTGGTCACGCTGTGGGTCGAAGTCATGCAACAGACCGGGACGGAAGCGGATAAAGCTGATCACCTCGGGCTTGACACCGTGGTTGATGGCCCATGAAGTCCAGTCGTCAAGGTGGGTTTCCAACTCGATCACAGTCTCACGGTTACGGAGGTGACTCAGCACCCGGTTGGCACCAGCACGGTCAGACTGCCTGTTGCCAGTGGACACCACCATCCAGCCATCCGGCATCGGTACACCATGCAGTGTCCGGGCTTGGCAGATGTTGGCAAGCACCTTCTGCAAGTCAGGGCCAGCTTGGTTGCGGTCGTCGAACAGCAGGATGCCAGCCTCGGGAGCTTTGCCCTTGACAGGGAACCAGTCAGGGAGGCGGTAGTTCAGCTTGTCGCTGCCGTCTGGGAACAGGATGCCGAAGTCCTCGACCAACATGGTTGGCATGTGACGTTCAATGCAGGGGATGTCAAGTTCCTGTGCAACCTCGTGGACGATGGTCGTCTTGCCACCGCCGGGGCTACCCTCGATGGACAGGGTACGGGTGATGGGGAACAGGGACTTGATGGTTTCTTTCAGAAGCGTGGCTCGCATTTGATTTTCCTCTCGGATTTGGGTTGATGGTCAGGGCCGGTAGATACAACAAAAATGGGTGGGTTTACCCCGGTGTTAAGTTCGTTTCGCTGTCGCTTTGCGCTCTCCTTGTCGTTGAAATAGATGATCCGGCCAGTGGAGTCACGCACTGGTGCTCCACGTTTGCCGTACCGCAGCATGTAAAGCCGCAGGTTATCGGTTGATGAACAGGCATTCGTTGGCATGTTGCACTCCTTTGGAATCGGTGTAGGTTTCCCCGCAGCCAGCCATCCATTCGAGCAGAAACACAGCCATCAGCACACCGATGACAGTCACCGAGGCGACATACAGCAGCCACCGGGCAACACGTTTCCACATGGGTTCGTTGATGGATATGCCCATCGGCTTGAGGGGCTTGAGTTTGAACTTGTTCCTAAACATTACTTCGCTCCTTTGGGCCAGCCCAGTTTGGACAGATCAGCCACGACATTGGCAAGGGCAGGCAGGTTGGCAGTGGGTGCCTCCTCGGTGGGGTAGTACTTGGTGAACTCGGGCAGTCGCTCCTTGAGTTGCTTGAGCGTTGAGCAGGCTTCGACCACACCGGCCAGACTGCGCTCTGCTTTGTACCGTGTCTCATCCTCTGCTTTGTAAGGTTCACAGATCGCCTTGATGTCCTTCTCTGCGACATCTCCAGCGATGACATCACGAGTGACCCATGAATACCCGTCGTAGCACAAGTCCCCCACATGCTGGGTTCGCAGTGCAGATGGAATCGTGTTGAACACCTTACGGACAGCAGGAGACATGAGCTTGACCACCTCGGCTTGGATAGCAGCGCGGCGCTTGGTCTTGTCAACCTTGGGTACATCGGCCATGATGGAACTGACGATGGCTTTCTTTTGGTACTTGTTGAGTTTCATTTCATTCTCCAATACGTTTAGGGTTGAGTTGCTTGAGCAGTTCAGGGTCAGTGAACAGCATGTAGTTGCTCTTGTTGAGCGGTGCCACGGTGTGGCGTACTTGACGTGCTGCCTTGTCACCACAGACAAGGCATGTCCTGTAGCCCAGTTCAGCACGTTTGGTAGGGACATCATCCCCACAGCGGCAGATCACTCGCATGTTTCCTCCACTCGTTGATAGGCAGTCAGCCAGTGCTGACCGACGACATAGCCGATGTGTACAGAGCGGCCATCCTTCTTGTCCACGTACATCTTGGACACACGGCTTCCCCCCATGCCAATCTGCTCTCGCAGTTCCTTGACAGTCTTGGCCCACCAGCGGCTCCCCCACTGGTCGATGTAAAGCGTTGGCTTACCTTTCATGCTGGCTCTCCTTGCAGGATGCGTTCTTTGGCAATGGCGGCATAACCCCCTTTGGCAAGGCGCATCATCCACTTGGTGGACAGCAGCACAGTGGGTACATGGGGATGGGTCTGTGTCCTGTGCTTGCTGGTGGTCACAGAGTGCTTGTCCTCGTTCTCGAACCATGTGTCTCCAGCATGGATGAACAGCGGCCAGTGATCCCCATAGCTGTAAACCACGTACCACATGTCGGGGCCATTGGTTTCATCGTTGTTGTTCTGGGTGTGAAACTGGGCATAGATGTTGTTCCCCTCGAAGGGGTGCTGTTTCTGCACGAACTGTCGTGCATCTCTGTTGGCAATCTTCATAGCGTTTGCTCCGATACGATGCGACATTGCACCCCACAGCCCTCTGTCACAGGGCTGTAAGTTGACGTGTCAAACAATACTGAACGCCGACTCATCGGCATCGTAGAACCACTCTGTGTAAGAGTAGATGCTTCCCTCATTGCTGAGGTAGTGTCCATGCAGTGGCTCTGAGGAGTTGTCCTCCTCGAAATCAGCATCTTCCAGCGTCATAAAACGCTGTTCTGTCATTGCAACTTTCATAGCCGAAGCTCCAGTAAAAACGCAGTGTGAGACGGCACACTGCAAACCGCAATCTTTACTTCGATGCAGGGTGCATCAGTAAACGAGTCTCGTAACCAGCATCAACCATGCGCTGTTGAAAGGCACAGGCTGCACTGTCACGTTTAAACCATTGAAAGTACATCGTGTCTTCAACGATCCACTTGACAACGTAACGAACTGATTCCTTGCGTTGTTTGCGAGGGGCAATGTAAGGGAGGGTTTGAACAGTAGCCATGATGTCTCCTTGTTAAGCGAGCTTTTGAACAGTGACCTTGACAGCACCCGGTGCCTTGCGTTCTGGCAACAGAGCAATGTAAGGCTTGCCCCAACGATCTGCCATCAGCAGTGGGGTGTCACAGTTCGCTTCATTCTCAGGCTTGAACACCCTGACTTCCATCTTGTGTTTCTTGCCGAGTGTCAACATGGTGCTGTAAAGTTCAGCGACATTCTCATGGCTGAACTTGCCCTCAACATCGGGCTTGACCACCAACTGCTTGTTGGCATTGCTGAACACTGATACTTGACCTTGATAAATCTTCGCCATGATGGCTCCTTAGAGGTTGTTGTAATGCTGTATAAAGCCCAGCACCGAGGCCCAGCCAGTCTCGCCGGGGCTGCGCCGAACGTCAAGTGGCGGACTGTTTTCCAAGAACATGGGTTGTGTCAAGCAGCTTTAAGGGGGCTTGGCGCGTCAACAATCTACGAATTGATGTAAACAATCTACGAATAAGTGTCAAGTTAGATTGCTCGTAGATCGCAGAATTCCAATGAAATCAACGACTTAGGAGCAACGATCTAAACAATCTACGTTTTTGGAAGTAATGTCGCGCAGAAATTAGGAGAGTTCTACGTCTCACATTGTAAAACGTGGAGTGATGCTTCTTGTGAAAGGGTATACGTTAAAAACCTATCTTTTCTATATCATCTATATCGTTCATAGACTCATGACTCATGGTAAAAATCACGTAAGTGGTTGATTTCATTGGACTTTCCCTCTAACTTGACACTTAAAATATGTAAGGTTTCTTGATGTAAAGTACTGATTTCGTGCTGAGTTAAAAATAGATTGTTGGATGTACAGTTAGATTGTGTCAGGTTAACCCCTTACTTGACACTTTACACGTACTGTTACAGCGCAATGTAAACTAGCCTAGTCCCCCCGCTGTAAAGTCGTTCAGTACCGCAGCGTTGGTGCTATAAACCCCCGACGTATGGTGTGTGTAACACACAAAAAAGAAGCGAGGGCAAGTCCCCCGCAGTTCGTCAGTCTGTAAACCTGTGGCGGTCGCGTGCCCGATGCGCTGTGCGTAGGCCAAAGAAAAGCCCGCCGAAGCGGGCTGTGGTTAGAAGGACATCACTACAACCAGCAGGAAGTAGAAGATGGGTGCGAAGATGATCGCGCCAAGGATTGCTTTTGTGTCGTCGCTCATGTGGTTCTCCAGTTTGAAAAAAGACCCGGAGCCTGTCACGCTCCGGGTTACTACTTACGCCAGCTTGGTTACTGCGTTGCGCTTCACAGCGCCATCACCACGCTTGGGGAGCAGTGCGATGTAGGGGTTGCCGAACCGGTTTGCCAACATCACTGCTTCGGTGCCACCGTCAGCGATAAACAAGGAGTACTTGTTGATCGGAGCCTTGAGCTTCTTGGAAAGCTCGGTCATCTTTGCGTGGCATTCGCCAGCATTCTCAACCGTAAACTTACCGTCAGCGTCTTTCTTCAGAGCGATTTCGCCCTTGGTGTTCTTGACGATGGACACCGAACCCTCAAAAGTCTTTGCAGACATAGCTATCTCCTAAGTGATGACCCTCATCCGGTGGCGGAATGCAACCTTCTAACGAAGGTCATCACGCAAGGAGACTGCTATGTGTTGTTAAAGAGCTTTGAATCTTTGCAGCGAGATCACTGCATCGACAAATTCAGACTCGCCGATCTTGCCGAAAGTGTCAAGTTGCCTCGCGCATAATGCGCGTAATGCGCATGTGCGCACATGATGCGCGTGCGCACGTGATGCGCGTGCGTGACGCGAGGGGGAGGGGGGTACATGGCTTGAGAAAAGCGAGGCCCCCGGTAGTTGTAGGGAACCTCATAAACCACAACCCCAAAAAAGCAACGTGTAAAGTTACACCACCCCTTGACACCCCCGTAACCCAAGGTGCTATAGTGCGCTCATGGACAACCTACCTCTCAATCACACCAAGTGGAATGACCGTCTGGCCTTTGATGTAGCCCTGACCCTTGAGGGCAGTGGTGATACCTTGCAGGAGGTCATTACACGGCATCGCATCTCGGCCAACGACATCCTCACGTTCAACGCCGACCCCATCTTTCTCAAGAAGGTGGAGGGCTACCGCACCGAGGTTCGTGAGAAGGGACTGACGTTCAAGCTCAAGGCCCGCGCCCAAGCCGAGGAGTTGCTGACGACCTCGTGGCTATTGATCCATGACGCAGCAGTCTCCCCCGCAGTCAAGGCCGACCTGATCAAGTCCACCGTGAAGTGGGCCGGGTTGGAGCCGAAGGATGCTGGCCCGCAGGACAACGGCACCGGTGGTGTGAAGATCACCATCAACCTTGGCAGCGACCCCCGCGATGCCCGTACCATTGAAGCAACCACCGTGGACGTACAAGATGCAACTGCCATCGAAAATTGAAGACCTATTCACCCAGAACTTCAACGGCTTTCGCGCCGTGAAACTGCGCACCGCCACCGAGGCAGTGGCCGTAGAGAACGCACTGGGCCGCGCCAGCCTATCGTTCCAGACCAAGATCACACGCAGCAAAAAGCACGGGCGCGAGTTCGTGATCTCGTTGGTGGAGAAGCTGATGCACACGTCGTGTACCCAAGATTGCAACCAAGGGCGCACCTGTACCTGCGCAAAGGTGCCCGATGGCACTTGACATCAACTACACGCCCCCGCCCACGGGTAAGAAGTTCATGGCCTCGGACGCCAAGATGCGCGTCCTCATGGGGCCGGTGGGTTCGGGCAAGTCTGTCACCTCCAGCTTCGAGATCGTGCGCAGGGCGTCCATGCAGGAACCCAACGCGCAGGGGATCAGGAAGACCCGAGCGGCCATCGTGCGGGAAACCGCCCGCCAGTTACAGGACACGACCATCAAGACGTTCCTCGACTGGTTCCCACCGGGTGTGTGCGGGCAGTACATGCGCACCACCAAGACCTACTTCTTCAAGGTGGGCGATGTGGAGTGCGAGATCATGTTCCGGGCGCTGGACGACGCTGATGACGTTGCCAACTTGAACTCGCTGGAGTTGACCTTCGCGTGGTTTAACGAGTGCCGGGACATTCACCCCGACATCATGGACGCCATGTCCAAACGTATTGGGCGATTCCCGTCGGCCAAGGATGGCGGGCCGACATGGCACGGCATGTGGGGCGACACCAACCCGCCGACGATGGACGGCTGGTGGTACTACCAGATGGAGGGGCTGGACGTGAAGGATGGCGTCTCCCCCAACGACAACGGGTGGGACGTGTTCAAGCAGCCCTCGGGCCGCAGTCCCTACGCCGAGAACATTGAGAACCTGCCGGACGGGTACTATGACACCCAAGGCCGCAGCGAGGAGTACATCCGGGTTTACATCGACGGCGAGTACGGGTTATCCAGTGCGGGTATGCCGGTGTACAAGTACTTCCGGCCTGACTACCACATGGCGAAGGAGCGGCTGCGGGCCATCGTCAACGGGGTGCGGCCCATCGTCATCGGCATGGACTTAGGGTTAACCCCAGCAGCGGTGCTCGGTCAGCAAGACCCACGAGGGCGGGCGCTGATACTTGACGAGGCTGTCTCGTTTGACATGGGCATCCAGCGGTTCATCCGCACCATGCTCAAGCCGTTACTGTACGAGCGGTACCCCGGCTCCCCGGTGCTGGTCGTCGTTGACCCAGCGGGTGTGCAGCGGGCGCAGACCGACGAGCGCAGCGTGGTGGACATCATCAAGGCCGAGGGGATGAAAGTCATCCCGGCCAGAACCAACAACGTGTCGGCACGTATCAACGCCGTGGACGAGTACCTCATGCGGCAGGTGGACGGCGACCCGGCGTTCCTCGTCGATCCACGATGCACGCAACTCAAAGCGGCCATGATGGGCGGCTACCGGTACAAGCCCAAGAGTGACGGCGACATCGACAAGAACAAACACTCGCACGTGGCCGAGGCGCTCCAGTACCTGATGTTGCATATCGCCCACGCCAGCGAGGGGCACGCGCTCCAGCAGCGGCGGGACGTTAAAAGAACTTCCGCTCTGGGCTGGACGTGATACCATGATCACGCTGCTGTCGCAGTTGTCACCTCCCTCCCCGTCACTCCAGTCGGGGTTTCACCCCCTGAGCGTGAAAACTCTGGGGGTTTCTTTTTATTTGACCACGTGTATACTTCGTGGTAGAACCCTGCCGTAAGGAGGCTGACATGGCTACCAAATCGTCCACGATCTTCTCAACAAACCCCAAGATGGATACATCTGGGGTCAAGGCCAAGATGCCCCAGATGGGCTATGACATGCGCCCCCTTCCCCCCAAGGAAATCACTGGCGGCAAGTTGTACATAAAGGCACTCCGCGAGGAGGAAGACTTCAACAAGACGAAGACCATCACCAACATCCCCAAGCTCAAGCAAGCTGCTAAACTGGTCAACGGTGGCACGTCTCCATACATGGCGATGGAGATCATCAAAGGCGAAGAATTTGACACGGGCGAGTACGGCAATAGCTGCTCTCACTGGAAATAAACAATGGCCGGACTGACATTCCTGCGGGTCGTATCAAACACCGAGCTTGCGCGACAAGAGCGGGAAGTTTCGGATCGCGCTCTCGCCGAGCGGCAGAATCAACCCGTCATCCTCGGCTTGGCTGGGTACCTGCGCCAATGCTGGGATGTTGCCCAGATGGCGAAGAAGCCCATTGAGTACATCATGCTGCGTGCGCTCAGACAGCGCAACGGCCAGTACGACGCAGACAAGCTGCAACAGATTCGAGGACAAGGCGGCTCCGAGATTTACATGATGATCACCGAAGTCAAGTGCCGCGCTGCGGAGTCTTGGCTCAGGGACATCTTGCTTGACAATGGCTCCCCACCGTGGGACTTGCAGGCCACGCCCATCCCTGACCTCAGCCCAGCGCAGACCAAGGACGTGCAAGCCATCTTCGCCGAGCGCGTGATCAAGATGGTCGAGGAGTACGGCAAGGCTCCGAACCGGGAGGAGATGGCCGAGATGCGAGAAGCGGTCAGCCAAGATTTCCGCTTCGCTGTCCTGCAACAAGCACAGATGCGTGCCGACCGAATGAAGGTCAAGATTCAAGACCAGTTCGCCCAAGGCGGCTGGGAAGCATCATTCAACGATTTCATCACCGACCTTGTGACGTTCCCTGCGGCGTTCATCAAGGGGCCGGTTGTGCGTCGCCAGCGGGCGCTGGGTTGGAAGACCAACGCGATGGGCCAGACTGTGGTCGAACCCATTGAGCGCCTTGGGCCGGAGTACGAGCGGGTTGATCCGTTCTACATCTACCCCGAGCCGGGGATCAGCACGATCAACGAAGGCTACCTGTTCGAGTACCACCCCCTGAGCCGGATGCAACTGTCCGACCTCATCGGCGTTCCGGGCTACGACGAAGACGCCATCCGCAAGGTGCTGGAGAT